CATTGCGCTGATCTATGACCATAGCGCCATTGATGATGCGGTTTCTCAGGCCAAGCTGCGTAGCAGAGGCCATCGTGGTGCTATCAGGGAAGGTAAGCCCGTTGCTACCGTCAACTGTGAAAGCCATGTCTTACGCTCCTCTGACCATAGCACCGGAAAAATATGTTACTCTTCCTGTTCCGCCACCATCAAACGCGGTCTTTGAATTTATATAACCATACAATTCAACATAATCTGTTGTTCCGTTCATATAAACTATTTCAGATACATTTGACGTTAAGGAGTTATTCGTTGATCTAGTATCTGAACCAGTTACATAAACTGATCCATTTTTATAAAGAAAAACTACAATAATATCTGTTCCTACGGCATTCGATACTGCGCCATTAAATTGATAATAACCGGGTACGTTTGGGGTGAAGCGATAGTTAGTAGTACTATCGAAACAATTAGCTGTATCAAACGTCTCTCCAGTTAATGTAATTTTTGTAGTAGCCCCGGCTGTTACTGTTTGAGTAGCGGCGTTGATGTAAGCACGAAATGCTGGTCCAGCAATCTGTTGGTTGCCGCCAATGGTAATATAGCCCGTCGAGCTAATTCCTACCGTATTAGCGCCATTGCTCTGAAACTGAATTACCCCTGAGTTATCCGCAGAGGTTGTCAGTCCTGTTGTCGTAGTCGCATTGATGATGACGGCCATTACAGCACCACCCACTTAGAGCCATTGGGGACTGTCACAGTCGCCCCTGAGTTAATCGTAATCGGACCCGTCGATGAAGCCGACGATCCCACCGGAATTGTATAGCTTTGCGTCACAGTCTGACTGTTGACGAAGAAAACTGTATCGCCACCGCCACCCGTAGCGCCTGCCCCGATAGCGCCCCATGCGCTGCCGTTGTAGCCCTCAAACTGAGTGTTGGTGGTGTTAAACCGGATCATGCCCGGTAGAGGTGAACCCGTGCGGTCAGTCGTAGCCCCGGCAGGCAGCTTGACCTGACCCGTGCCAGTAAACGTACCATCGCCAGCAACCGTGATAGCCGAGAACGCCTGCGCCCCGTTGCCCAACTGGTTAACAGTCGTGACAATCGTGGTGAAGTTATTGTCCAAATTGGACAACGGAATAGGGCTGGTAGCCGTCGCAAAGGTGTAGGACAAGCTAATCGGCAGCGCCATTAGAACCTCGCTCTCAACTCGTATTCCAGTTCCATCGTATTGAAGATCAAACCGGGCGTTGTCGATGTTATCGTAAGGCCAAGATATTTGCCATATTGCTGCGCGTCAGACTTGTAGAGGCCATAGCCATAGCCGCTAACCCAAGGGATGAGCGCGAAGCTGTTATTGTACCACGGAATAATAGTGCCTTGGTTGTTTGCCCAAGTGGCCGTGGAAGTAAACGAATAGACAGGTGAGCTTGTATATTCACTGTCTACCGTGACATTCATCACAGCGCCCTGCGTAGAGGTCGCTTCAATGCCAAACTTAAGAGCCTGCTTGTCGCGGATCGTATCGCCCAAGGGCAGCAAAGCCGTCTGCACAATGGCGGTAATGTTATTAGCCGTGTCGCTGTACAACCGCCGCAAATTAAGGCCGTTGGTGCCATAAAGGTAAACACCGCCCTCCTGAGCAATCGAAGCGGCATACTTAATGTCGCCCTGATTGGTCAGAAACCACTTCTTATCAAAGAACACGGCCTGCACATACCGCGCATTGCCATAAGGGCCTGTAATGTAGAAGTTAAACGCGGCGCACAGGATGTTATTGATAAGCACCTGACCGCCCGATACCGGCTTCGTAAAGTCGATAAACGGAAAGATACCGTCCAAAGCATCCGAGAGCTTGCTGGTTGTGGCACCCACAAGCGCATAAATGCCGTAGTCATTCATAAACAGAAGGCTTCTGAAGTACGGAAACACAGCGTCATTGCGCCGTGAGCCGACAGAAGCCGAGACGTTGGTGTTCGTGAATAACGTCTGACCCGTTGTATTCACGCGAACGTCAGAGAAGACGTTGATTGAGTTCTCGCCAAAGACATAGAGGAAGTTATTGGCAGAGGTCAGAGACGTAATGTTGCTGTGCAGCACATCGTCATCAATCGTGAGGTTGCCTGCCGACACAGACGCAAAGTCATTGTAGGTGCCAGCCGCCGAATAGAAGACGGTACGTCCTTGAGCAACCCACACGCGGCCTTGGAAGGTGGCAATATCTGTCAGGGGTTGTGTCGTAGCGACCGCAATAGCCGCAGCGTTAGAGCCGCCACCGCCAGAGAAGCTAACAGTCGGGTTAGAAGTATAGCCTGTGCCGGGGTTATCCATGATGACTTGCGTCACCTGACCGCCAGCAACGATAGCAATGCCGTTAGCATTAGCTCCACCGCCACCTGAGATGGTCACAGTGGGGCCAGAAGTGTAGCCGGTGCCAGAATTTGTCACCAGAACGGCTACGTCACCTTTTCTAAAGCTAACCAGACCGGCAATAGCGGTGGCACCGGAGCCTCCACCGCCCGTAATCGTCACCGTTGGGGCGCTGGTATAGCCTGATCCGGCTTCGATAATGCTAATTGAGCTTACAATGCCGGTGCCAAGCTTAGCTGTAGCTGCCGCAGAGCTACCACCACCGCCTGTAATGGTCACATTCGGCACTGACGTATAACCAGAACCGGGGTTTGTGACCGATATGACCACCACATTGCCGCCTTGGATGGTCGCGGTGGCCTGTGCTGTCACACCAAAGCTAGAAGTGGGCGGATCAATCGTCACAACCGGAACAGACGTATAGCCGGTGCCGATATTTGTAATTTCAACGGCGACAATAGAGCCTGCAAGGTTGCTGACCGTCGCAACAGCCTGTGCTTGAACGCCGCCTGTCTCGTTTGGGGCGCTAATCACCACCGCAGGGGCGCTTGTATAGCCGCTACCGGGGTTTTTAATGCCAATCTGACCGACAGAGCCAATCGTAACGAGGTTGGAACCGTCCCATGAGTATAGACCCTTCTCAGGGTCGCCAATCATAATACGGTCGTTCTTCCATTGCTTAGCGCGAACGCCAGACGCAGAGAATGTGGTCGAGTTTGCAAGCGTGCCAACGGCAGGCGTTTCCACATTGAAGTATTGCGCTGCACCATTGGCCTGAAATGCCAGCACATAATCGACATTATTTAGGTTTACGGTCGTAAACTCGCTGACTTGGTTTGACCAAGTGACCGCATTGCCGCCTGCGGTTTCGATCCGCACATTCGGCACTACCTTGAGGTTGCCGTATCCGACAGGCTGTGCGTTCTCTACCCAGTAAAACTCATCTTCACCAATAGCAGTGCGGTTGGCTTTCGTGTTGAGAGCCTTAAACGACTTGATAACCGCGTATTGTTTCTTTTGCTCTGGTGACGCTGCCATTAGTAGGGCCTGCTATACGGGTCCGGCATACGGCGAGTGAAGGTTGAAGCCAGCAAGTTCTGAAGCTGTTGCAGATATTGCTGCCGGAAGATTTCAGCTTCGCCATAGCTCTGTTCCTTAAACTTAGCCTGATAGGCGGCGTAGTAAGGCACCACAGAGGTCCAAGGCTCTGGCAATTCCTCAACATCGTTCAGGTTTACAAGCGGGATAGGCTGAACCACCGTGTCGAGTTCGATCACATAAGCTTCATCCGGCACTGGCGCGACATAGAATTTGCGCGTGCCATACATGGAGAAAGCGACCGGCTGACCTGTATAATTCTGCCAAAACCGCAACTGAGCGTTGAATTGGGTCCAAGGCAGATAGCGCATAGGAATGCGCGTATTGCCCCAATACAGGTTCAGGTTAATAATATCGAGCGTCAGATCGCCCAAGGGCAGACTAGAGAAGTCATAAGCCTCTTGGTTCAGGACAACTGCGCTTGTCTGCAACTCACGTTTGCAGCCGCTATCACGCACCAGCCGGTTGCGAGCGGTGTTAATTTCGTCTGTGAGTTCTTGATTAGTCCAAAAGTTCGCATTGGCATCGTGAAGAAGCCTGCGCGTAATTGTTATGTAATCTTGCAGCGTTGTCACGATCTACCCACATCACCTAAGACTTTCCCCCTCTAGCCGCGACAGCTAGAGGGGTACTTGTTCTACCACCGGGGACGTAATGTGGTAGCTCTGTGCCTCAGAACGGGCCTACGTCAGCGTAGACCTTAATCGACACCGCCGCATTAGCGACTGCCGTCTGCACGTTCAGATACAGCGCATTGGCCGTATAGACGTTAGAGGCAGCGTTAGCGTCCAGCGTCAGGTCCACAAAGCGCGAGCCTGCCGTGAGGTTGGTCAACTTCGTCACTGAAGCAACGAGGTTGGCACCGTCATTGGTCGTCCCTACGGACACGTTGGCAGTTGCGGCTGAAGGAGCCGTACCGCCAGCGGAATTTGTTAGATTGGACACAGTGATACGACGAATGATGTATTGCGTCGTACCGCCCGTGCCACCGCCGAGAACCGGCAACGTGATAACCGCATTAGCAGCCGTGCCGAGAGAAACGGCATCAGCGTTGGCAATGCGATAGTTGCCAAAGTTGTCCTGCGTATTGGAGCCTACCCGGTTCGGATTAGCCATGAGAGCTTCTCCTTACGAGGTAGCGTACGAGGACTGCGTAGCGGCCTGACCACCGTTGACCGTGTAAAGCACGAGCGTCTGCGTACCGGACGTAGCGTTAGCGCGGACGTTGAAGCCATCCGAGAAAAGAACGCCACCGACGTTATCAGCGATAAGGTCAGTCCAGCTATTAGCAGTGCCGGTATACGCATTGACCTGAATGCGAACGCTCGCAGTCGGCGGCAGGAGATACATGCCTGCCGGGACATACTGAGAGTTAATCATTGCGGTTGCGTTGCCAGCGCCCACGCTCGAAACCGTGACGGTCTGAAGATAGGCCGACGCGGTGTTGGTCGAGGTGTTTGCGACTAGGATTTTGTTAAGACCAAGGGCCATTTTGCGTTCTCCTTACAGCGAGAGCGAGTTGTAGCCCGTGACCTTCGTCATGGCCTTTGGCTTCGTGTTGACGAGCTCTGCAATCGTAAGAACAGCGCCGACATAGCCAATCTGCCAGTTCGGAAGGGTGCTTTCAAAGCCCGTGAACACAAACTGACCCTGTTCATGGATGTACATGGACATGTAGTTCGTATTCAGGAGGTAAAGCGTGCCTTCAGGGCAATACGGGTCGGGATAAATCGGAACGCCAGCGACCATGAGAGCGCGGAACGCGGCCTGCGGGCCGTTTGCATCGCCATCAAAGCCCGAGCCGGGAGTGATGACATACTGTTCCTGACCGACATAATCCTGTGCGAGCAACGTCCAAGTACCAAAGCCGCAAACGCCAAAGGTCGGCACTTCAGCCGAGTTCTTGACGGTGCCGGAGATGTACTGAAGGACGTTCTGACGGGTCGGGTTAACCGAACCAGCCGCATACTGAGTGGACTTCCACCAAGTATAGGTTGAGTGGTTAATGTTGCCGTAGGTCGCTGTACCAGTGCCGTTGTCAACAGCGGCGGGCAGACCCGTAAACTGTTGAGTGTTGGTCGTGTTGGTGTACAGCGAGGTTGCCATAGCATCCATCATCACGTTGGTCGCGTCGTTCATACGCGCTTCGATGAGAGGGATGATTGCATGATCTTGCTGGACAGCGCCTTCCATGCCGAGGAACGGCACAGGGGCAATCATGAGCTTCAGGTTAAATTCAGCGTTGTATGCGCCCTGTTGGACAGACGGCTGAGCGAACGAGCCGCTGTAGTCTGACCACTGAGCGTTCACAAACTGCGAACCCTGAACAGGAACGGTAACAGACGAGACACCGCCCGTTGCCGTCTGTGAGTTGGCAATCAACGCAGCCATAAGCGGGGTGGAGTTATAAATCTGCACCACCATCTTAGGAATGAACGCACGCCGCGTAACGTACGTGAGTTCATTGTACTGCGAAGTGCCAGATGCGGGGACAATACCACCACCGATAGGCATTTCTTACCTCATTGCTCCGTTTTCGTCCCCGTTAATATCAAAAGCCAATGGGTCGCGGGTTCTTCCGCAACTCATTCAAGGCATTTGACGCTTCTTCACGCGCCGCAGCAGCAGGATTTTTCCAATACTTCGACAGCGTGTCGCGTGCTGTGGCATCCATGACGTTAGTCTTGAATGCGCCAACGGATGATGGTTGTGCCGATTGGCTCATCCACTGGAAGTAATCTGCGGCGGTTTCGTGATTTTGAATGCCCTTTTCGAGCATAATCTTTTCAATGGCGGCAACGTCTTCTTCAGACTTTGCTTTGCCTTTCGAGATGAGGGCGCGGCGGCGGCGTTCTAGTTCCTCCACAGCTTCCTTTTCTCGCAACTTGGCTTCCAGAGCTTCCATCTTGGCTTGGCTCTGTTCAAAGCGCTTATCGACTTCATCCTCAATTTCGAGGGTGTCGATTGTCATCTCTGGTCGTACCTTCTTGGCAAGACGCAGAGCTTCTTTGCGTGTCGCGGGGTTTTCCGCGATTTGACGCATGAGCAACGCGAGTTCGTCGCGGGCTTCTGGTGTCAGGTCTTCTAGCGACATAACGTCCCCCTATGTCTGATTAGATGACTTTTGCACCATCACCCGGCGGCTTGATCGTCAGGTTGTTCTTGGCACCGATTTTTTTCGGGCTATCAAGACCACCCATCCGGTCGTAACGCGGGGTGTTGATGATGCGGCCATTGTTTTGCTGATCCGTAACTGCGCTACGGATAGACTGTGCGCCGCGAGGCTTAAAGAGGTCCATCTTCTGTTTCCTTACATGGGCATTGGAGGTGCGCCCGCGCCACCGGGAGGCGGCGGGACAGGTGCGCCGGGAGCAGCACCGGGTGCGGGAGGCGCACCGGGCGGTTGCATCAAGCCAAGATTGGGGGGAGAGGCTTCGATCATCTTGGAGGCGGGCGTGCCACCCCCGGCTTGGGGAAGGTTCTGAAGAAGCTGAAGGATTTCAGCTTGCTGTAACTCACCAGTGCGCTGTTTGCGCGGACCAAGCAGGCCGGTCAGAGAGTTCAGAACCGAAAGCAGTTTCTTACCTTCAGGCGAAGCCGATCCAACGGCAGGAAGTGCCTGCTCAATCAGGTCGAGTGCCATGCTGACGTTAATCATCGCAGCTTCACGCTGGCCTGCTTTTGGCTCTGGCGTGGACATGGGGGAACCCATCGGCGGCGACGGCGGCATTGGCGGCTCCATACCGGGCATTGCACCGGGAGCGCCTTCGTCTTGCCCACCTTGCGCCATAAGCGCCATTAGTTCTTGTTCGCTTGCCATTGTTATCCCATTTTGGGCTTACGTTGGTTACACAGCACGAAAATTGTCAAGGGGGAGTATTTTTACCTCCGTCCCCCTTAGCAGAGGAATGAAGACGCTAAGAACGGGTCCAACCCGTTCGTTAGTTAGCGCTTCGCCTTGCGCGACTTACGACGAGCCATGATGGCCTCCTTTGGGTTGAACACTTCGTCCCCGAAACTCATTAACGGATTACTTCCGCTTACCACCGCGCCGAGCGCGCTTCATCTTCTTGTACATCAAGCTCTCCTAGCTCTACGCGCACTACTCATAGACGGCGACTGTTGCCGCGTATTTGTAATGCGGTACTGAAGGTTAGCTGGTTTTCCTGAGAGTGACAATGAGGAAGCCTCGTAGCGAGGCTGGTCCCCTTGTCTAACTACATCGCCTGTACGTCTAGCCATTAGCCAGCTTTCTTAATTGGCGTTGGAGCCGGTGCTGCCCCCGGTGGCGGCTGTTGTTTCTTCAGCCGTTCCTTCAGTAATTGTTTCATGGGCGGGTCTAACAAGTCAATGAGGCTTTCTTTGTCGATAGCCCCGGCTTTGAACAGGTTGAATGCCAGCGCCCGCAAGTCTTCCATGAAGATTGGGCTGTTCGAGTGGGCATCCACCTTGACCACGTAATCCTTGGTAAACTGTTCAGCAATAAACTTGTTACCCTCGGTATCCGTGTAATGAGTGTCATCGTATGTCTGCATTAGACGAAGATATAAGGTAGCCATCTTTTCGAGTGCGTCTTCGATGACCAAAGCGCGTTTCTTGGCACGGCTACTGCCCATGCGAGCAAGCTGTGAGGCGTGACCCGCAGAGCGTACGCCTTGTTCGCCGCGCCCTTGGAGAACAGACCCAATGCCTGACGCTTCCTCAAACATTGCGTCGATTTCTTTGAGCTGCGCGTACAAGTCCTGTGGGATGTTAGGTGCAAGACGTTCGACTTTCGCATTCGGCATATCCGTTGAAAGCAAACCGCCAGCGCGGTTCAGTGCAAAGTTCTTTTCATCCAGAATGCCAGTGAAGCCGATAAGGCTTGTCGGCGGCGAGACTTGCTTAGAAAGCAGATCAAGAATTTCATACATGCGTGTGTTACGCATCGTCTGAAGATAAATCAGCTTTTGCACTTCAGACTGCCCCCAATAATAGTCATACATGGGGCTTGGGCAGATTTGAATGAAAGGCAGTTCACCTTTCAAGAACACATCGCCATTCGGGCGGTCGTAAATAATAACGTCTGGTGAAGCTCTTGTAACGATTTGATAATCGTCAATGTCATCATTCCAAACGTAAAGCTCTGTCATCTCGCAAGTATCTTCAGCAACATTCGCCTTGTAGCGATTGAAGCCGTAGAGGTCGAGGTTGACGTTACCAACCATAGACGGATCAGCTTGCGAAAGAATAATGCGGTCAATTCCGTCCGGTACTTTGTTTTCTTTTTCTTGGCTGGACGAAATGCGCTTAACAATTTCTTCACGCTTTGGATGTGAATAAAGTCTGGCATATAGCTCAGACTTTGTAATGTAGTAGCGTTTTGTGAAAGCTTGCTGCCGGTCCGTGTACGGAATGTCTTCGCGCAGCACACCGCACATGGAGGGATCGACCATGTACGGGTAAATGTCTTTATTGCGGACGATCAGTTTGATGAACGTCGAATTGTAGCAGAGCGCCCAGTTAATAGCGGTGGAGAACACTTGGTCAGCGTTGCTCTCGTTCCACTTGTCTTGCAGCGCTTGGGTCAGGGCGGGCGCTTTTTGATGCTCCATCGGATTGACCGCAGCACCGATAGAAATGTTGAACCGTGTAGTCTCTGCGGAGTACAAGAAGCTACTGAGTTGGTCGATGTGACTGTATATCTTGTTGTACTGTGCAGGCGGTTCATCCGGTGAAGAACCAAAGAGATAAAACGAGCGCAGCATCGCGTAGTCAGCGGCGCGGGTTTGTTTTGTCACTTCGCACTTCTGAATGAGGTCGAGATAGAAAAACTCTCGATCTACCGGATTGGTCGGTATTCTCATTTGATCTTCAATCCTTCATGGTCAGGGATATACGAAGCGGCCTTTGGTCCGTTCAAATTACCCATATCTTTCGGATTAAATCCAGTGGCCTCGCCTTTGACTGAGCGCGGACCACCACCTTTGAGCAGGCTATCCATGCTGTAAGCACCCGCATTGCCCCACATGACGGCATCGCCGGGGCGCGGCTCGCGGGGTGCGGAAGACCCGCCATGCCGGAAAGTGCCAGCTTGGCTCTCGCCCTCACGGGTCGATTTGATGTTGGTCATCTTATAGTCGGAGGCCAACTGCTTTAGGGTCTGGTCAGTGTTCTTTGTGCGGCCAGATTTGATAGCAAACGGCTTGATGAAGACCTGTTTGCAGGCCACACCGCACTCAGGGCAGGCGTTATCTTCGTTCCAGCCGTCAAAATAACCGTGCGCGTCGCACTTATAGCTTCTTACTACCGGCATGTCCCATTTGCTCCTGTAAGGTGGCTTCCGAATAATCGTTGCGGTTCTTAATGCCCACTTTGAGGCCAATCTGACCGTCTTTCAGCACCAATCGGTTCTCTTTGACCATGCGAGGCTTTGGTGTCTGATTATACTGCAAGTACCGCTCTTTGAAGCGGTTCTGCATCACGGTTACATCGCCGTCAGCAAGGCGTTGCAAGGCGCGTGATACTCTAATCTGCACATATTCGGTCAACGGCACCGACTTAGTGAGAAAAACATTCCGCAAATGGTCAGGATCAAGCCCTGCAAGCTCTCCGAGAAAGCGCCATGAGAGCGCCTTCTTGTTGTCTGCCGCAAAGCGATCCATGTGGCGGTACAACTCAGCCTTGGTAAACGGCGGTTTCATTTGCCGTAGACCCCAATCTTTTTCAGATAGTCAGCGACGTTGCGACCGACTGCGATTTGCTCTGGCGTGAAGTCTTCCTGTGCGCGGCTCACTTCGCGCGTAATGCGCTGTGCAATCAGACGCGGTTGCACTTGCTCTGCGAACGCTGCCGCAGCAAGGCCGGTCGCCATCACGCGGTCATCTTTAGAACGCCCCGGCGCACAGATAGAACCACCCTCACGGCGGATCGTTTTCATTTCTTCGAGCAATTCCATGCTGTAGACGTTCATCATCTCGCGCTCAAAGAAGTCTTTCATGTAAGCCAGCATCCGCTCTTTGGTGGAACTGGTTGTAAGAAAGCCTATGCTCATGCTTGGCCCACCAAGGGAGTCATTACGCCGCCAGAGGTAGTTG